TGTCAAGACCCTATTTACCCGTCTAAAAAACACTCCCTTATGTGGTTCTTTATCTATCTTATTACGAATAGATTTAGGATCAAATCCGAAAAACCTTTGTGCTTCTGATTGACTATCAAATACGATGATCTCATTTGTTGCAAGAATAGTCGCTTCTATAATCCAAACATATCCATTTTCTCTGCGCTTTTGCTGGGTTTTGGCCTGAGATTGTGTCTTATCTATACCTGCTATAATTTGCCAATCTTGCTTTCCTTTGTTCCAAGGTGCCCGTCCTTTCAGTTTCTCGGAAACTTTACGGTATTTCTCTTCTTTTCTTTGTCGTTTTTCTTCTTCTGAAATTATATGCTTCTCTTTGACTATACGGGGGCGATTTTCCCAAGGATTCTTTCCTTTCCTTTGGGAACTCCATAATTCTCTTGTTTCTTTACTTGGAACCCACCCTTTCTGTCCTTCGCCACCAAGGGTCTGATTATATCCGTCTATAAATGAGTTTTGTTTGCTAATGTACATTTGTTCTAATTCGTTAAGTTTCTGTTCATTATCAGTAGTTTCTACTATTTCCCATTCAAAGGCATCCAAACCCCATTTCTTTAACGCCATATGGAAATGCGTTTTTGGGTTATCTCGCGAACATTCTCTTATATGCGCCTTCTTCCTTGACTCAAAAGAATAGGTAGTTTTACCAACATAACATTTGCCATTAATCTTATTTCTTGCAATGTAAATAATCATTTTTTACCTCTATTATAAATAGTTGATAGAGATAAAAAACGCCCAAGTATAGCAAGTTGCTATTGTGATTCTTTGTTTTTCTTTTGCCACTTAAACGAAGATTCGTCTTTTGTTATTGGACCACCAATAGAGTAGGTAGTACAAACCCTCCGAGAATGGCATTTAAAGTGATGCATCCAGCAATAACCAAATTCGCCTGGTCCTTCAATTTCTTCGTCAGGAATAGGCATACAATCTTTCATTCTTGGCGAAACATCAAAAGCAACACAATTACCGCAAAGAGATTTCTTTGCTTTTGCTGGTGTTGTATCCCATTTATCTGCTACTTTCTTCCAATAATCTTCGTTTGGTTCATTTGGATTCAAAGGTCCGTATTGGTACTCTTCAATTGTAGCATCGCGGTTTTTAGTATTCAACTTTAAATCTTGTGTTGCTTTTGGGCAAGCAAGTTTAAGCAGATTTCCAATTACAATCTTAATCATTTTCAGTCCTCTGCTTAATTAGTTCTACGCAATCCTTTTCCAACTTTTGGAAACTGACCCTCTTGTTGAAAGTCCCCATTGTTCTGAATAACTTGCTTTTAGAAGATAAGGCGTATTGATTTGTAGTGTTTCACCTTTCTCAACCGCCCAGCAACGAATTGTTTGATCAATAGAACTCATATCTGTTGCGACAACTTGTAAGTAATCTTTTCCAGAACTGCTTACTTTCTTTTCTATCTTGCGGACAACACACCAAGCAAGTCCCAAATCAGGGTCAAACTCAGAGATTTGTGGAATACACATATCTTCAAACTTTTGAATCATTTTATCATCAACAAGCATATTAATTGGAAATTGACCTGTAAGTTCTGATAGGAATCCAATTTTCTCGTCTTCGGTAAAATCACCTTCGGGAGCGTAAGCAACAATGTTTTCGTCAAGGTTCTTTTGTTTTCTTGGACGATCAACAGCAACAGCAGACCAAAAATGCTTCAATCCAGTAAATCTATCATCAACAAGAGAGTTTAGCGCGCCTGCTCTTACAAGAACATCCAAAGATTTCTTGTTTAGTTTTGAATAACGCATATTCTTGTTGAACAAGAAGTCTTCAATATTATTGAATGGGCGACCTTTGAAGATTTCTTCAATAGCAGATTCTCCAAGACCTTTAATTACCGTTAGCGGTTGAACAAGTGTCTTGCCGTCTTCGCCAATTTCCCAGTCAATTCCCGAAGTATTGATGTTAAGTTCAACAATATCAAATCCAAAGGACTTAGCAATAGAGATTGCTTTTTCCTTATTTGCTTCGCTCTCTTTTTCCAAGTATGCTGCAATCCATTCACTCTCATAATAAGTTAGCAACCAAGCGCATTGATAAGAAATTACAGAATAAGCGACGGCGTGAGATTTGTTGAATCCGTATCCTGAGAAGAACTTGAACTTTTCCCAAAGTTCGTTTGCTTCTTTCTGCTTCATTCCTTTCTCAACACAACCCTCAATAAAGCGGTCATAAAGAGATTGTAGGACCTTATCAGTTTTGCCAGTTCCTTTTTTAGTTAGTACCTTGCGAAGAGAATTTCCTTCATCAAGTGTAATATTTTTGCCTAACTTGTGAGCAAGCAAAGCAATTTGCTCTTGGAAGATAAGGAACCCGTAAGTTTCTTCTGTGATTGACTTGTATTCTTCGTTGTAGTAATGAACCAAATGCGGACGCTTCTTTGCTTCAATGTAATCTTCGTGAACATTCGCAGACAAAGGACCGGGACGATAAATTGAAGTAATAGCAGACAAATCGATAATTGAAGTTGGGGCAACTTGAACACAAAGGTTCTGCGCTCCGTCTTCTGTGAATTGGAATACGCCCGCCCACTTACCGTTTTGGAATACTGTTTTATATACTTTTTGATCGTTTAGATCCAAAACATCTGGGTGTAGATACTTTTGGTAGAAGTCGCTAATGTCTTTGAATGTTGGGTTCTTGATTCCTTCTTTACGACGGAGAATATGCTTGATTGCGCCTTCAAACATTCGCAAAGTTGAAAGACCAAGAATATCAAACTTAATGAATCCCATAGGTTCAAGGTGGCGAACATTCTGACCTTCTGACCAAGGAGTTTGGCGAACATTCTTGGAAGAAATTAGAGGCATGTATTTGTCCAAATCTTCGGCAACAACAACACCGCCAGCGTGTCGGGAGCAAGAACGAACTTGACCGTAAAGAGCATCAATGTGGGTTGCGATGTTTGGATAATTGCTCAAAAACTCTTGTAGAGTTGGCGAGTATTGCTTTACTTCTTCAAATGTTGGAGTATAGACGCCTGCTTTAATGCCGTGCGCTGATTTTGCCGCCGGGGTTGCTTCAACTATCATTTTGCCAGTGACTTTATTTACATCAGCAAAAGGAATGCCGTAAAGTTTGGAAATGTCTTTAACAAGTGATTTAAGTTGTAGAGTGTTCCAGTTTGAAATGGGAACAACCGTATTGTCTCCCCACTTTTGGATAAGGACATCTTTAATCGCCATAGGATCGGCAACGTCAAAGTCAATATCAGGATAATCTGTCGCATCTGCTCGCAAGAATCGAGAGAATAGAAGATTGTACTTGATTGGATCAATTTGTGTAATGTCCAAAGCATAAGCAACAAGCGAACCGGCAGCAGATCCGCGGCCGGGACCTGTAAGCATATTCTCGTTTGAAACCTTTACAATCTCATTCATCGTCAAGAAGTACTTGGAGAATCCGCGATCACCAATTACATCCAATTCCAGTTTAAGACGATCTGTGTATTCTTTGTTATTGTGTAGGTTCTTTGCTCTCAAACCTTCCAAGCAGAACTTTTCAAGGGCAGAGTTAGCAGTTTCGCCAGCAGGAACAACAAAGTCAGGAAGACGAACGGTATTATCGGGATAGAACTTTTCAACACGATTCATAGCGATATTGTGGGTTTCTTTGATTGAATCCAAAACAACATTATCGTCATATTTCGCATTACAAAGTGAAGAATACTTTTGGTAAGATTCCCACATTTGGTCGCCGTTCTTTGGGTAAAGTTCATAACCAATTTCTTCTACTGAAATAGGAAGTTCGCCGGAACCCGCCCATTCAGGACGACCTTGACCCAACCAACCAAGACGCTTGTAAAGTTCTCGGTCTTTCCAAGCATTAGGGTTTGGATAATGTGAATCTGCTGTTGAGATAAGTTTTACTCCAAACTCCTCGCAAACTTGAATAATGAAATGGTTTAAGGAATGTTGCTCTGGAACATTATTCCACTGTAATTCGCCATACCAGCGGTCGCCAAAGATGCTTACCATTTCCCTTGTAAGTTCTCGCATAGAATCCAAGATTGCTTTTTCGCCCTTGTCTCGGTTCTCCCAATAGCAACCAGCATAAACGCCACCAAGACAAGCAGAAGACGCGATAATGCCTTCGCTGTGATTGCGGAGCATTTCAAAATCAACGCGAGGATAACGATAATAGTTTTCTTCACGGTAAGAATCTGAAACCAGTTTGAATAGGTTGTTTAGACCAGTTTGATTTTGAGCAAGCAAAACAAGGTGGCGACGACGATTTAGAATACTCGCAGACGACTTCTTGGTTTCTTCTTCGTTTTCAATTGTGGTTCCGCTTGTTTCGCCTTCAACGACTTTTTGCGCTTGCTTCTTGTCTTCCATTGCCTTTGTGTATTCTTTACGCCAATCGGAGATAGAAGGAACAAAGTACGCTTCGCAACCATAGATAGGTTTAAAGTTCTTGCCTTGTTCTTCCATTTTCTTTGCGTGAAGAACCGAATATGCTAGCGAATTACAATTGCCGTGGTCAGTAATCGCCATAGCGTCCAAACCATTCTCATAAGCAAAGTTGAAATGATCTTCTGGATATCCAAGAGCGTCAAACACAGAACCCGCTACTGTATGGGCGTGTAGATTAACAAATGGAATGGTTGGGACAATACGCTCAGTCATTATGTTCTCCGTCTTCAATGAACTTCTCAATATGAACTTGTACTTGCTTGTATTCTTCTGTGTGAGGTGGATAGAAGTATCTTACATAATACTTGTATCCTGACTTTTCAAGGGTACTGTTCTTTGACTTGTAATGTTCTGTGATTTTATTACACCATTGAACAACAGACTTGTAAGTTGTGTTCTTTAACTCAACAGGACAAGGTCCGCTAGGGATAATTACTGTTACATTAACCGCAACTCCCATTTCTTTTTGAGTATTTCTTTTACCTGTCTTTTTGACTTTTGGTTTCTCAACCGTTTCCGTCGTCGTCTTCTTCGCTCTCGGCATCTGTTAAATCCTCTGCTGTTGGGTTCCATTCGTGATAAGAAATAAATATTTTGCCTGGGAATTTTACTTGCTTTCTTTCTTCTGATCCAAGAAACTCGCAATATTTATCCCAAGTGTCTATTTCGTAAGACCAAGAAAGTTCTACCTTCTCGGCACCTTCTACCTCGTACTGGTCAAACAACCTATCCAGGCCGACCTCTTTTGTAAAGCGTTCGCGCTTGGTCTTGTCGTCGTCTTGACTGCCGAATGATAATTCAATACTTTTAAAAACTTCCCAGAAATATTTAAAGTCTTCATTATCAAAGGTAAAAGGCAATAAGTAATTATCTTTAATTGTTTTGTTTTTGTAAGAAAAATAAACATTTTTATTTTTTATTGTTAATTTTCTTATTTGTTTAACTTCTGCTGACGGATAAACACTATGCGGGAATGAAACATAATAAAAATCTGGTGTTGTCCATTTGCTTATCGCAGAAGAAACATTGTAAGAAGTCATTGCTCCTTGTAAAATAGACCAAGGCAAACAATATGACTTGTAATAAAACTTTTCTGGAATTGAAACATAATAAATTGGAATGTATTTTCTGTATTGCTGTGGAGCAAACGCAAACTTATTGGTCCCTACCGTATTTGGGTCCAAAGTGTAATCACCCATTCTTTTACGGATAATTGGTTTTGTCTCCAAATTACAAACAATCCAAATTGTATCGCAACCAGCAAGCGCACAATCATAAACCGCTTTTTCAACGGCATAGTAATTTTCCGCAATTGGAATCATTGCGTCGTCTAAGATAAAATTAAATCCTTTTGGGGCGTCTGCTACTGGGACGATACCGGCAAGGTGAGCACTTTTATGCATAATTTCATACTCTCTGAATTATTTGTTTTGTAAGTGTTCCAGATTTGCTCTGCCGTATCCGTATTAAACTTAATGTTGTCTTTATCATAATACTTGTAAATTGATTTGTCTTTTATTTCTCTTTCGTCAAATTCTATTACAAGGTAAGGTTCAGTTCCTAATTTTCTAAGGATTTGTTGTGCTTTTACTCTTGTTAATCCAGTGTCGTTTGATTCGTCATCTAACTCTTCTTTTGTTAGATAAGAACGAACCACGCAATCTTTTAGGAAAGGTCTTGAAGTTCTCACCGAATCGTGAAACCAAATTTGATTTATGTGTTTTTGCTCTGGAAAATCTATCTTTTCTATCTCCCACCTTGCCCCCTCTTTTATTAAAAACCAATCATAAACTTCATACTTTTCTTCTATTAGTTCGCAATGATAATCAAATGAATTTAATTGTTCCGGTTCAAAAACAATAAGGTTTTTAAAGTTTAACTTTAAAAAAGCGGTTGTTGTTGATACTTTAAGGTAATTATCTTCAACTCTGACGCCTGTTGCTATTCCAGCAGTAGGAAGCAACCCTCTCATTCCTAAGATAATATGAAGCAAAGTCCAAAGTTTAAATTGCTTAACTTTGTTTGTATCATAACCGAAATGTTCCGGTTCGTCAATTAAAACTACATCACCAAAAAACGGAGGGTTTGGGTCTTTAAATACAACAGGATAATCGTGTAAATAAGCGTAAAGCAAAGCAGGCAAACCCGAACCCACTACAATTGTATCATAATGGAATTCGGGTTTTAATCTCATCCTTTACCTTGTCCTCTGTACTTTTTACGGTATCCCTTTGGAACCGTTCCGTTTGACCCAAGCGACTTAAACTTGGAATGCTTACCATTCCCAATTGTTGTCTTTTTCTTGGATCCCTTGTAATCTTTGCTATTGTATTTGTTCAAGTTGTTTCTCCATTAGAAAGTGTCTCAAAAAGTCCGTCCTGTTCCAATTGGACCAGATCCGAACATCCACCAAGATGTTTCCCGTCAAGGTAAATCTGTGGTAGTGTGGTTGCCCCTGCCAGTGTTGCTAATAGTTCTCTTGCTACTGGGTTATTATCCATAACCCGAACCTCAAACTTTGCTCCACGATTTTCAAGTATTTGAACTGCCCTATCACAATAAGGGCATCTGCCTCTTGAATAAGCATAAACTAAAAACATTTTATCTCCTAAAATTGTTTAAACAATTCTTGTTGTCTATTGTCGTCTTTCTCTAACTGAATGTCTCTGATCATTTTATTTACAAGATCTAACATAGTTCTATCTGTGTAAGAAGTTGTACTCCACATTAGATAAGACTGAAATTTTTGCAGTTCTTCATAAGTAAATTCAATTGTGTATTTTTTAGACATTTGTAAATCCTTTAATTAAACTCAAAATAGCGACTATCAACGAAATAATCATAAATCTGTAATAATGTTTGTCGTCGTTAGTCATTTTTATTCCCAAGTTATCTTGATTAACCCAGTAAGGCATTCGGGGCAAGAGACTTTA